CTCAAGAACTCGAAGAAGATATGAAAGCAATGCAGGGCTTAGATGTTCGTGCTGAATTTGTTAATATGGTTTCCTATGAACTCCAACAGGAAATTGACCGTCAGATCCTCGGAAATATTGTTAAAGCGGCTCTTGATGCCGGCAACGTTTCTACATGGACTCCGGTTACTGCTGATGGACGTACTCAACAGGAACGTATTGCAACTCTCTATACTGAAATGATTCGTAGAGCTAATGATGTTGCTGTTAAATCTCGTAGGGGTGCGGCTAACTTTGCATTCGCTTCTCCAACAGTTTGTAGTTTATTTGCGGCTACTGCATTCAATCCTCTCTCTGTAGTTGGACTGAAAGCTGATCCTAAAGGACTGCTTACTCAGAATGGCGTATCTAAAGTTGGTACATTCGTAAATAACGGAATTACATTGTATCGTGATACTTTTGCTCAGGGCGATTACTTATGCCTCGGATATAAAGGGCAGAGCCAATATGATTCTGGAGTTATTTATTGTCCATATATTCCGATGCAGTTGAAGGAAGTTATTGGCACAGATGACTTGAATCCAAGAATGATGGTTAGAACCAGGTATGGCATGACAGAAAATCTGTTAGCCTCAGGCAACTACTACCACATGGTATCGGTCAGCGGACTTTCAAGTGCGCTAAATTCGGATGATTCGGGTACAAGGAAGTTCCTTGTATAGAACAACTTAGTACTTTTAAGTTGAAAAACCAAAGCTCCAATTGAATAAATCAATTGGAGCTTTTTTATTGGTGTATATTATAAATAACAGAAAGAGATGGTTTCTTTAACTTATGTCGAGTTAAAGAAACTCTGGTGGAAAAACTTACCAGAAACATCTCCGTTAATATTTATAATATATAAGGAAAAACAAAAATGTCAAATAAATCTTCAGATTATTTCAACCAAAACTTGACTTTTGTCAATTATCATTTATATTTAACTATAGACAAACTTAAAATAAATGGATTAATAAAATGAATAAAGATTGTGAGAAAGAGTGGGTTGGTATGCCGGAATTTGTTCAGGAAAAGCAAATAGAGCACCAAAAGATAATTATTAGATTTAATAATTCCGAAGATGTTCAAGAATTTGCTGAGAAGATTGGACAAAAGATTACACCAAAAACAAAGAGTATCTGGTATCCAAAGTTGGATCGACATAAGAATAAAGGTGTCTACTATGGCAACTAAGTATCCTATTTATGTTATCTCTAAAGGAAGAAGCTCTAACCCAAAGACAGCGTTTGTTTTAGAACGAAATGAAATAGATTATAAAATTTGCGTTGAGCCTGAAGAGTATGATAATTATTGTAGAACTTTACCCAAAGAAAGAATCATCAAACTTCCAGAAAATTATAGTAAACGTGGATATGGATCAATTCCAGTCAGAAATTTTGTTTGGGAACATTCAATAAACAGTGGACACAAGAAACATTGGATACTTGATGACAACATTGAAGATTTTAATAGATTAAATCGAAATACAAAATTTGTGGTAAGAACCGATGCAACCTTTAGAGCATGTGAAGATTTTACAGATAGATATAGTAATGTTGCTTTATCTGGAATGAATTATTATTGCTTTGCGAAAAACACAGATAAAGTTCCACCATACTATTTGAATACTAGAATCTACTCTTGTATTTTAATAGATAACAGTATTAAATTTAGGTGGCGTGGAAAATACAATGAAGACACAGATTTATCTCTAAGAGTTCTTAAAGCTGGATATTGTACAATTCTATTCAATGCCTTTCTATGCGGTAAGATAAGCTCTATGCGGAACAAAGGCGGCAATACCGATACAATATACAATACTGGAGATAATCGCTTAGAGTTTGCTGAATCGCTTAAAAGACAACATCCAGATGTGGTTGAGGTGGTTTGGAAATTTAATAGATGGCATCACAAAGTTAATTATCGACCATTTAAAGATAATAAATTAATTAAGGTTGATGATACCGTTTATCCTAAAGTGGATAATTATGGGATGAAAATAATTAGACCTAAGTTAGGAAATTTATAAATAAATCTTCAGATAAATTTAACAAAAACTTGACTTATGTATTTTATTGGTGTATATTATAAATAATAGAAAGAGATGGTTTCTTTAACTTATGTCGAGCTAAAGAAACTCTGGCGGAAAACTTACCAGAAACATCTCCATTAATATATAAGGAAAAACAAAGATGTCAAACAGATTCTTAGAAAAAGCAATAAAAAAGTTTGGATATGAAAATATTTCCAAAGAAGAACTCCAAAAAGAAATAATCCGATATAAATCTTTAGGTAAAGATAATCCAACTATAGAGTTTATTACCAAATATCTTTTAGCTAACGGATTAAACCAGAAACCATGGACATTTGAAAATTCGGAATATGTTAGATGTGAATCGAAAATAAAATTTATTTGTAAGAAACATGGTGAACTGGAGGGGACTCCAAAATTAATACTTCGACCACATTCGCATAAAGGATGTAAGCAGTGTGGATTAGAAAACAGAAAATCTCCAAATAAAGCTGATTACAAAAAGAGAACTATATCTGATAGTAGAAAAGAACTAAGAAAAATACTAAAAGAATATGGATATGAAAATATTGATAGAGATTTATTGAAAGAACAAATTAGATATTATATTGGATTAGGAAAAGATGTTTTAACTATTTTATTTCTAACAAAGAATTTTCTGAAGAATGGATTAAATAAAAATTATAGTTTCGAGAAAACAAATTATACTGGATCAAATAAAAAAGTTACGGTTACTTGTGATAAACATGGTGATTTTGATATACTAGCAATGAATGTTTTAGTTGGAAAGCGGTGTTTGAAATGTTCTAATGGCGAGCAAAGAATTTCGTATGATTGTCGGATTAAAGAAGCTAAACTAATTTATGGCGATAGATTTGAATACGATCATGAATACAATAGAGAAAATTATGTTCACGTCAGAGATGGATTTAAACTTAAAATGAAATGTGAGGTGCATGGGTGGGTTTTTCAATCAATGGCTCAACATTTGAACAATGGTGGATGTAAACAATGTGCAAGAGATAATACGCGAATAAATTATAATGATTATATCATACGAGCTAAAATTATTCATAATAACAAATATAAATATGATGATGAATATAACAGAAAATATTTTATCCACGTCAATGATAATTTTAAACTAAAGATTATTTGTCCAATTCATGGTGTTTATTTTCAACGTATGACGGTACATGTTCATGGTAATTGTTCTGGATGTCCATTATGTAATGATTCAAAAAATGAAAGAGAATTATATACATTTTTTATTGAACGTGGATTGGTATTCAATAAAGACTTCTTTCGTGAAAAATCATTTGATGATCTTCTTAGTGCTAAAGGTTATCCACTTAGATATGATTTCTGGATACCATCTAAAAATTTGCTTATAGAATTGGATGGAAGACAACATTTTGAATTTATTGTTGGGATGCATAAAGATGAAAATGCATTTAATACCCAATTATCCAACGATAAATTAAAGAATGAATATGCTAAGAATAATAACCTAAATTTATTAAGAATAAAATTTGATGAATTTGCTAATTGGTTAAGTAACTTGAATTTATCTAAAATAATAAAAAGCCAACCTAATAATTAGGTTGGCTAGTAGGGCTACATTTGTCAGTTACTTATCATAATCCACACTTCTGTAGCCGGAAGATGTAAAGTAGACAATGTAACTATCAGTTAATCTTTAAAAGATTTTCCCTTAGTTTAAAAATTATCAATATTATAAATAAGACCCATATCGTCCATGAAATCTATAAAAGCTTTTTTGGCATCTTCATAATTATATGAATATTCATCACATAATATCCTATAGGCTTTAGTTGCCGGATAATTATCATCTAATATCCTGCTTTTATTACTACTTAAAACTTCTTTTATTTCACGTTCATCCACGCTCTCATTCAAGAAACCCAAATTGTTCACTACCTTTTCTGTAATCATATTATCAATTAGTTCTTTGGTCTTGTTTGCCATTTTCTTAATTCCTTATTTTAATTTATTTAGCTTACTTATAACTATTTATAATTCTCTTGTAAATGTCCAACAATTTCACTATACAGTTGTTTGCAACTAAGAAGTAATGTTAGTTCTTTCTATGTTCTTCTGTCCGGTCTTTCATAAACTGTTTTCTCTTTGCTTGAGAATCTTTTCTACTTTGTTTGATATATTCTTTCGGAGAATTCTTATAATAGAATTTTAATTCGTTATCCGCTTTATCATATTCTTTATGTTCTTCTTTGTATTCCTCAGAGATTCTAACTTCATATGGAATTGCTCCACTTGGAAGTCTATATTTCTTGTCGTTCTCGTACATTTCGGTAGAGAGTCTAGCTACATTGTCTGTCAATTCCCTATACCGCTTGTGCCATTTGTCGTAACTATCTTGATTAGTAGATTCATTCAAGAAGCTTAGAGCATTTTTATTTGATCTATCTAATATTGTTTTGACTATTAATTTTGTTTTGTTCATTGTATAATTATCCTTAGTTAGTTTCCTTTATTTATATTAAATCTTCTAATCCTTTACCAAGAACATAATCATCCTCAACCACTTTACACCAACGTTGACCGCCATGTGAGCTACCATTATGCTTATTGATTATCTTTGCAATGGCTTCTGCATCTTCTTCTGATAAGTGCCCTGGAATGCTTTTAATGTGATACTCCATTGGATAGTCCAGATTAAATTTATCTGATCTATTATTTTTCATTCCATCTCCTTTAATTTTATCAATTCCTTTTTCCTCTGTTCTAAGAAGAATTCAGAACTTTTAATTTCATCTTTCAATATTAAAATTCTTTTAGCAACATCTGGTTTAGCTGATTTCAGGATAAAATATTTTGAATACTGCCAGCCACCAGAATCCACCGCAAAGTGAAATCTATTCTCATCTGTATATTCTCTATATGATTCATAGCCAACTTTTGTAACTAAATTAAAATCCATTACTAAAGCAAACTCATCAAAATTTTCATCTGTAAGATCTACAGAATATGTTTCAAAATATGTGTCGGTCATCAAAACTCTATCATTTGCTCTATTCGATTTTATCGTATAAGTTCCGTTTCTACACCAATCCTTTTCGTCATCTCGAATCTTTTTATAATATAGACCAGAATCTACCAATTTATCTCTGTTCGATTTTGATAACATTTTAATTCTCCTTTGTTGTTTAACCCTATTTACATTTAACTTATTAATCATCAATTATTTATGACCAAATTATTTCCGAAAAACACACCAGTATTTGTGAAATTATTTTAATTATTTCCTTTTATATAAAGTTAAATTGTAACATAAACTATCTAACTTTATGTTACAATTTTTATTTATTCATCCCAAGTTTGATCTAAGAAACCCTGACCAATAGTAATGAGTTTCCAAAAAATATCTTTATTTTCATTGAGTGGTCGACTTCCAACAAATTTAAGATAATATCCTTCATCATCTTTAATCCAATAAGCTAAAGTACAGCAATTTTCTCCACTCCATTTGATGATTTCTCCAGTAACATGTTCACTCGATGATTGCATTAATTTGTCATCACATGAACGAACCTCATAATTTTCTATTTGATAACTGAATGTAAGTTCGTTATTTTTCATTTTGTTGTCTCCTTAGTTTGTTTAGTTTGTTTACTATTATAATACCAAGTTTAAACAAAAAGTCAATAGTAAATTAATTTTATTTTTAAAAACTTTCCTCGTTTTTTATAAATAATAGAAAAGAATAATCACACAGGAATAGCTATGGAAAAGTATGCTGATAAACTTACTAAAGATAGAATCGTTGATGCGGTCGAAACTAATCGAGATGAAATAATAGTTGAAGAAATTAAAGATGCACTCGGTTCTTGGTATGAAGAATCTCCATCTGCCAAAGATAAAGCCCAAGAATTATTGACTTCACATGATGCAACCGACTTCGTAAACTGGTTCATTAATGGAAGATATATCCAAAACATTGAAGACGTTAAAAAGTTATTCTATATATCAGAAAATAAATCAGAACTTATTGATATGGTTATTTCAGATCTAACTAATGAAGATACTGATGATATTGCTGATGATATTATAGAAGAAAATGATGAAAACGATAGACCAGAATTTAATAGAGCCGTTGAGATATTAAAGTTTTATTCTGTAGCGGAGGATGCTTAATGTCTTTAGTTATTGATGTAGCACTTGCGAATAAAGATAGAACTAAACAATATACATGGAAAGATGTTGGAGCAAAATCCATATCTACAGTTATATCTGGTTATAGTGATCCATTAAAAAATAGTAAGGTGGATTTGTCCGCAGTATCTAATAGTCTACAGAATGTCTTTATGTTTCGTAGAGGTGAGAGAATACTTCTGCCTGACTTTGGTAATACCGTTTATGGTTATGTTGGTTCAGCTATAAATGAAAGCACAAAAATATTAATCAACAATGAACTTAGAAATATGTTAGAATGGGAAAGAAGAATTAATATAACTAATATATCTGTTATTGGTTATCCAGATGAAAATCAAATAGACTTATCTGTTGAATATAATGTACCATCGGTTGAAAAATCAAGAAATTATTCAACTAGTATAACGCTCACAAACAATGGAGTTATAATTTAATGCGTAGCAAAATGCTAGAATTTAATCAATTTTCAAATAAGGATTATCTCGTTTGGGATGCTCCAAGTTTTAGAAATCTTCTAATTAAGAAATTAAACGATTCTGGGGTGTATACAGACCAGATATTTCCTGGGTCTGATTTATCCGTCATCATCGACATCATGGCTTACAACACTGCTATAGCCTCTTATATAACGAATGGTGGAGCAAGTGATGTTCTCTTTACTGATACACAGTTATATGAGAACATGAATCGTCTTGTAAAGATTCTTAGTTATAATTCAGTTGGATTCATTACGAGTAGTGTTGGATGTAATTTTGTTTTAACTCAATCCGAAATATCCAGTAGTGGTATTCGAGCAATTCCTCGATACGCAACTTACTCTGTTGGTAAGACTGATGCTGATGGAAATGATGTTAAATATTCTTTAGTTGATGGTTCGGATGGAACAAGCGGAAATAATAGTTACACTTTTCTCCTAGATGAAACTGGTGGAGTTTACTTCACAGATCCGATTGATCCCCCCGTATTTCACAATGGTTACTGGGAACTTTATTCCATTCAACCTATTGCAACTGGCGAAAATAATGAGAAAATAACCTTAGCTAACATTGATCCAAATGATGAAGATAATCCAGTTGTTATTGCTCACCCATTTATTGATGTATATGTCTATGATAAATCAACTGATACTTATACACAATTTAAAGCGGTTGACGATTTACAGATTTATGATCCAACCGATGAAGTATTTTCAATAAGACTAAATGAAAATTATCAATATGAATTGACATTTGGTGATGATGTCAATGGGAAAAAGTTAGTTGAAGGTCAAGTCCTCTATATTGTTTATCTTAAAAGTAATGGTGAAGATGGTAAAATTAATGCTGGTGATATTGATGGAACTGGTGAACTTGAAGTTAGTATATCTGGATTAAACTCAAGCCAAATTAAAGACATTTGTTTTGGTGGATCAACGAGCTTTGGATATAACTATACTTTATTTGAAGATTCTGGTGATGGTAAAATTATATCAAACGCAATAAGTATTGCTAACTCCGATAGTTCAACAATCCCATCAGACTTTGAAGGAGTTGAATCAATCAGAACTAATGCACCACAAGCTTTCCGGTCTGGTAAAAGACAAATATTGGACAATGAATATGCACAGTTTATTATTGCCAACTATGGAAATGCCATACACGATGTTTATGTTATGAATAACTTTACTTATATGGCAGAATTTCAACAGTATCTTTATCAATATGATAAACTAACTATTGCTATAAGAAATCTTGGATATAAGTATGCTGATTCTGCTGATTTCAATAACATATATTTGTGGATGCGTTCAAATTCTGGATCTCC